CCACCACTTCCACCGTCTCGGCTTCTTCCAGCCCTCGGACCGACCACCGCAGCCGGTGTGTTGAAGCGTGCGCGGCGTGCCGTGACGGACTTGCGGAGTCTGCCTGGCGTCTTCGTGGTCTTGCCAACTGGAGCCTCCGCTCGCATCGGCTTGACCATCGTGCGCGCAGCGTTCAGCGTGGCGATGCTCAGGAGGCGCTTGTAGGCGCCTGGGTTCGCGCCTTCAAGGAATCCAAGCTGCAATGCCTTGTAGTTGGAGTCCACGTTGAAGGAGATTGTCAGTCGGTCCAGCGAGTTAGCGGCCACGGCTCATCGGCTCCTTTGGCTGTAGGTCGGACATCAGCGCAAGTGTACGAGCGAAGTCCTCAGCCTCCCACTCCAGAACCTCGTGCGGTGGGATGTGGAACTCCTTAGCGATCAGGTGTGCTGCGATCAGCGGATGCGGCGAGATTGTCCGACCCGCCGCCAGCCGCTGGGCGTCGAGCCTTATCGAGGGGGGAGTGCTGCTACCGCGTCGCTCCACTTCGTGATCGCATCGCTCAGTGCGTCCATCGGCGCGTCAAGAACGTCTTCTGCCGGTGCGCCCTCGTCGGTGAGGAAGTTGTGCTTCACCACGAGACGCTTGAGTGCCGTGAGTGCGCGCTCTGCGTTGCCGCTTTGCAGCTCAATGAAGACGCGAGCAGGGACTCCCTCTGCCTTCATTGTTGCCGTCCATCCCTCAAAGGGTGCCGCAAGGGTCACTTCAACGGTGCGGAACTGTGGCTTGCTCTGGCTCATCTAGCCTCCTCCTCTGCTACTAGGTTGAACTTACGGCAACGCCGCCAAGTCGCTATTCACCACGATGCGAAGGCTCTTCGCCGTCGCCGTGTCGTAGACCAGTGTGCCAGTCACGGCCATCGTGGTCAGACCATCTTCGGCGCCAGCCATCTGCTGAACTTCCGTTGGCACGATCATCGCAAGGATGTGTGCCGAGTAGGTGCCGTTGCTCCACGTCAAGCGCACGCCCTTTGGCGTAGCTGCGCGGTAGGCGTCGTACCAGGTGCTCACTGCCGAAGCGGTCGAGGAGACCGTCATCGTCAGCGTGCCGGTGAATGGGTTGCTCTCTGCGTGTGTGCTAAAGACCACCGTGCCTGCAAGGTACGACTGGCGTGTGATGCCTGCGTTGAACTCCAGTGAGAAGTCGAGCAGGTACTCGTACGCCGTGCCGTCAGCCGTGCCTGGGAAGGTGCTGCCGTGCTGGAAGGCGTTCCAGAGGCGTCCTGCCATAAACGGCGATGTTGGTGTGCCTTCGGCGAGTGTCGCGCTGTTCTTCGCAACGTTCTGCGCGAAGAGATTGGCGCTTAGGTTCGTGAGTCCGTTGCGGTCTGCCGCGATGGTGATTGACTCAGCGAGGCAGTAGTTGGCGACGTACTGCTGCTGTCCGTCGGTGGCGACGAGCGAGTAGGAGGTCGGCGAGTTCGCCGCCGTCATCGAGTAGTCGTAGTCCCACTCGTATGGAGCAGCCGTGCCGCTCACGGTGTCGGTCTTCGTCATTGAGAGCCAGATTGGAAGTTCGCCGACGCTCACCGCAGGAACGGTGGCGCTCAGGGTTGGCTCAATGGAGACGATTGTGCCGGTGGAGCCGATGAGCGGGTTGCGAAGTGCAACGGATCGCTCGGCGCCTAGTTCAATGGTGACGCCATCGCTGATCACGCCAGTTGGCGTGACGAGCATCTTGCGGCCGCCGCTGGTCAGCGTCGGGATGGTTCCAGGCGTCGCCTCCTTGAAGGCGACCAACTTGCTGAACAGTACGTTCCCTGCGGATGCGGCTGGCATTAGTCGTTCTCCTTGTCTTCAGCCGCAGTCGCGGCACGCTTGGCGATTCCTGCTGCGATCCAAGCCTCTGCCTGAACCGCTGGTGCGCTGATGATACTACCGTCCGACGGCAACCCAGCCACGAACTCTCCCTGTGGGATTGAGCCTGGCACGAACTGCACGTCAATGTGGCTGATGACTGGGTACGTCAGAGGCTTCTTGAGATTAGGCACTGGTTGCGATTGCCTCCACGCTTGCGATCTCAACGGTCGCGGTGATTGTCAGGTAGTCCTGATCTGCCCAAGTGTCGGTGCCGATGTTCGTGGAGGTCACGCTCGCCTGCGCGACGGCATCCGTGCCATCGAGCGTCACGCCGTCAATCAGGCTGTCGCGCAGCCAAGTTCGCCACGTCATCAGGTCGGCGTACTTGCGCCCGAGGTCAGCCTGCGGCTGGATGTAGACCACGACGTTCAGCGTCAGGGTGATCTGCCGGTTGCTCGCGCCGTAGGCGATGGTGTCATCGCCTGGGATGATCACCGCCGCTGGGACAACTGCGAGATTGTCAGGTGGGAAGGAATGAACCGTGCGAAGGACGTAGCCAGTTGGTGGCGTCTGCGCCGTCAGGTGCGCGGCGAGTCCAGCGATGATCGTTCGGTCATTGAAGCTCATCGAGCCAGACCTTCACGTCGTCGGTATGCCTCCAGCAATACTTGCGACTCAGGATGCAGCGCACGCGCTTGGCGAAGGATGCCGCCGAGGTCTTGACTGCCGATCACGCCGAATGGCGAGGTGCGGCTTGACCACACTGCTCCGGCTTGGATGATTGCCGCCTGCTTCACTGCGTTTGGCACGGACGGCCATCCGAACACGCCGACCACCTTCACGCCGCGATAGACGTCGCGTGGGAAGTTGCGCGGCCACGTCACCGAGACGTCGATCTCGTTGTACGGCCAGCCGTCCAGAGCTGCGTTGCCTGGCGCGAGGTTGTAGTCGGTCCCTGCGGTCCACGTTGTCTCGTAGGTGCCGTTGGCATCGTCGTCTGTCGTCAGCGTCGTGACGCTCACGAGGTCATCCACGAGGACGTACTGGTAGTCCGTTGCTGTGTAGTAGCGCGTCTCGGTCGCGGTGCCGAATCCGTTCTTGCGATCGGTGTATAGGTCAATCAGCGCATCGGTTGCATCAAGCACCGACTGGAGCGCGGTGTCATCGGTGACGTCGGCAGTGCCGATCCCGATCGCGCTCTTGAACTCTGCGAGGGTTGCGTATGACATCAGATGCCTCCGATTTGTAGGACGCTGACCACGGCGCCAGCATTGTCTGCGACAGCATACAACTGCACCCTCTCAGGGATGTGAATGGTGATGTGCGTGTTCTTGTGCAGCTCAAACCCGTTAGACGTGGTTACGTTGGCGCCGCCAATGAACACCGTCTGATTGCCGGCTGCGGTGTCGTACAGGTGGAACTCAGAGCCAGTGACAAGGCCCTCGCCGAGAGAGGTCGCAGCAGTACCGACTGAGACCTGCCTGCTGCTCAACTTCTGCTCGCTCACTCGCTTTCCCCTTTCTCCCGCCACTGGACAGGCGTTCGCTTGGTGGTGGCTGTATTGCCCCACCTGACCACAATGGCGCGCTCTACGTGGCTGGTAGGTGCCTCTCCGTTGATTCTAGGCGCACCCTTCGCAGCCAGTTTCTTGATCTTGTGCCAGATGTTCATTCTGCCCTCCTGCTAACGCGAACGGGGTGCCGAGCCGAAGCCCAGCACCCCGCCGCTCAACCTAGTCGCCTACTGATTAGGAAACGTTGGCTGACTTGTACGACTTGACGGCTGTCGTCTGTGACAGACCAGTCGCGCCGCGCACCTGAACCTTGTAGGAGATGAGGCCGAGGTTCCACGCGAACTCGCGGGAAACTTCAACCTGCACCCCGCCCACGAGGACAGTCACGATGGAATCGAGGGCGCCGAACAGGATCGCTCCTGCGGTGTCATCGGTCAGGTCAATCAACGCTGCGCTGTAGATAGGCGCACCCAACAGTCGGTCAGGTGTGTTGCTATCGCCTGCGCGGAAGATTGGCTGTCCAGCCGTATCCACGAGACCAGTCACAACGCCGAGCGTTGTGTCGTTCATCAACCAGCCCGCCTTTGGCGAGCGACGGTAGACCTGGTTCACAGACGCCTTCAACTTCGCAAGGTCGGTATAGGTTGGGTTCACTGAAGCCGTGCCGGTTCCAGTTGCGCCAACGGCAGCAGCAGCGGCAATCGCGGTACCAGCGAAGGCACCGTGAGCAACTGCTACTTCCTGACCGCACTTGTCAGCGATCATCGCGGAGAGGTCGAACGCCGCATCATTTGCGAGTTCTTCCGTCACCTGGATGATCGTGGCGTACTTGACCGGGGTGAGGGACAGGGCGCTGAGCGTTCCGTCCGACTCGCCGATCGTGCCAGCCTCAGCAACCGATCCAGCGGTTCCAAGAGCCGTGACTCGTGGGAACTGGATGTTGTTGCCGGTGCTTGCGCGGACCACAGTCACGATTGCTGGGTCAATGAATGGGTTGAACTGTGCCGCAACTACGTTCACGCGGTCAGCAATGGTGACTGGGTTGCCCAGGCCAGTGCTGCGTG